TAACGGAACTGGAATATTAAGTTCAGATCCAGATGACTTTGGGGTAACATGGAGTCAAGTATCCGCAAAGAAAACAGAGCTTACAAATGCAGAACCTATGAAAGAACTTAGAAGACAAAGAGATGTGCTATTAGCTGAAACAGATTTTTATGCTTTGTCAGATGTAACAATGTCTGATGACATGAAGACATATAGGCAATCATTAAGAGATATAACAAAAAAAGCAAAGCCTACATTAAAGGATGGAGTATTAGGTAATGTTACTTTTCCAACTAAGCCGAGCTAAAAATGTCTAAGGCAAGAGAAGTTGCAAAGATGGGTGAAGTCCTAACCAATAGTCAGATTGGGGGTCGTAGAAACATCATAATTAATGGTGCAATGATGGTCGCTGCCAGAAGCACAAGCACTCAGTTTTCTAATTCTAATGGGTTTGTATGTGATAGATTTGAATGTTCTAATCAGACAGATGGAGCAATAACCTTTTCACAAAGTACAGATGTTCCTAGTGGTCAAGGTTTTATAAATAGCACTAAAATAAATGTTGACACAGCAGATACAAGTTTAGCAGCAACACAACACGCTTTGTTTCAACAAAAAGTTGAGGGATTGCATTCAAGTCATTTAATGTGGGGAACATCTAATGCAGAAAACATTAGTGTTAGCTTTTGGATTAAATCAAGTTTAACTGGTACATTTACTTACTATGCTTTAGATGAAAGTGCAAACTCTCAAAGTTATGTTCAAACTTTTACAATAGATAGTGCTAATACTTGGGAAAAGAAAACTTTTATAATAGAAGGACCTACAACTGGTGGTACAACTGATTTTCCAATAACCAATGCAAGAAGTTTTTATACTGGTATCTGTCTAGGTGTAGGGTCAACACATCAAACATCTACAACTGGTAGTTGGCACTCAACTGCAAACTTTGCAGCATCTACATCTTCTGCTGTAAAATTAATAGGAACTGCAAGTGCTAATATGTATGTAACTGGTTGGCAGATTGAATTGGGAAATCAAGTAACTCCGTTTGAGCATAGGTCATTTGGGGAAGAAGAAAGATTATGCCAACGCTATTATGTCAATACCAATCATTTATATGTTGGAAACTGGGGACAAGCATATTCTTCTACACAAGCAAAAATTCATGTCAAATTTCCAGTTACAATGAGAGCAAATCCAACAATGAGTTATACTTCTCCATTTACAAATATGATTGAAGAAAATGGCATTGCAGTAAGAGCACCAAATACAGTTGCAACCAATTATATAAGTCCAGTAGGAAATATAATGGGGGTTACATTAAGTGGACAAGCATTTTCAAATTCTCAAGCAGGCGTTTTTTTAAGAACAACTACTGGTGGTGGAAAAACAGTAGAAGCAAATGCAGAGTTATAAGAGGTAAATATGGAAACAATAGAAATAACATCAGCACAATATGTTCAAGATATAAATGGAACAAATATAATTGTTAAAGCAACTATTGATGAAAAAGAAATGTTTGTACCAATGGATACAGCTAATACACATTACGCAGAAATACTAAAACAAGTTGCAGATGGCACACTAACCATAGCGGATGCTGAGTAATGTTAGCTTTCTCTGCATTTGCTGAATCTCCCTTTTCTTCATTAGGGGGGACTGTTAGATTTGGTAGCACAACACAAGAGGCTATCTTTTCTAAAGTATCGGCAGGTGTAGGAACATTTACTGGAGAAGCTGATTTATCTGCTAATTTTGCCGTAAGCACGTTGGCTTTTGTCTTGCAATCAAATGGTGCAAGTTTTGACTTTGCATTTACACAATCGGCAGATGGTGTTAAAATAAAACCGGGAGTTTCATCACAAGATATAAACTTCACACAATCTGCTAATGGCATAAGAAAAGCTGTCGGTGTTGCTCCTGTTAGTGCAAATTTTGTACAAAGTACAAATGGTGAAAAATTATATGAAGAGATTATACCAGCAGACAATGAAACATATTCAACTATTACACCAAGCTCTGGTAATACTTGGACAGAAATTGTTCCTACAGGAACAGAAACATATACAGAAATAGACGCGTGAGGATATTATGGCATCAACATTTACAGTAAACACAGGAATAGAAAAAATAGGCTCTGGAGAACAGGCGGGTTCTTGGGGTGATACTACAAATATAAACTTTGACATTATAGACAGAGTTTTAAATGGTGTTTTTACAATAACTGTTACTGGCACAGTAAACTTAACAACAACTGATGGAGCCGCATCAGATGGACATTATAAAGTTATTGTTTTAGCTGGAACTCCGGGAAGTGGTTTTGATTTTAATATAATACCAAATGATATGCAAAAATGGTATTTCATAAAAAATGGAACTGGACAAACAGCAACAGTAAAACAAGGTGGTGGATCAGGTAGTACAGTTGCAATAGCAACAGGAACATCAGCTATAGTTTTTGCAGATGGCACTGGTGCAAATGCTAATGTAAACAGCATACCAACAGATTTATTAGGGGACACAACACCTCAGCTTGGAGGAGACTTAGATACAAATGGTAATGCAATATTATTTGGTTCTAGCAAATGGGCTATATCACTAGATACTGGAGATAATGAATTACTGTTTAAGTATAACGGAACAACAGTATTTAAATTAGGGTCAAATGGTGCAGTGACATCAGCTAATAATGTAACAGCGTTTGGAACAAGTTTATAATGACATTACAGTCTAGTGGAGCAATATCATTATCAGATATAAGAGATGAGTATAATACAGGCTCTAATGCTCCAATTGTATTTAACGACTATTACAGAGGTGGATCTTTAGTAAGAGGAAACGCTGTTAACAATACTTCAACAAATTTATCAGCAGATGTTCCAACAAGTGCCAACAATAACCCTTTATCTGTAGAAGATTTTTATGGTCAAGGAAAAGGATTTAGAAGGACATTTAATGCCACTGCTACCAATCAGACTGGAGCAACTATGTTTGGCGATGATTATACACTAGACTATCCAAAAGAAGTGGTTGTAGACGCTAATGTCACAGTTGGCGCTACTAGCACAAGTAATTCTGCAATACAAATTAGCTCAGGTCTTCAAGGAACAATATCTTTAACAAACAATGGAAGCATAGAAGGTGCCGGAGGTGCTGCAAGCACTCAAGGAGGCACTGCATTAACCTGCTCTTCTACTGTTACAGTTGTAAATAACGGAACAATAAAAGGTGGAGGCGGAGGCGGAGGCACTGGTGGTGCTGGAGGAAAAGGCGTATATACTGGCTCTGCTACTTTTTCTAGTTTAGTTGATGAAGGAGGAGGTGCTTTTGGAAGTAATAACACTCCTCAAAATAATATGCCGAGTTGGATGAACTCTATATATACCGGTGGTGGCAATTTAGATGGTGTTGGCGTGGTTGGAGACAGATTATGGAAAGGTGTAAATGGTCAATATTCTAGAGCTGGTAGTGTTGGCACATCAACTGAATTTAGAGTAAATCATAGTGGTAGTGCTGGAGCTGGTTTTAATGCAAACTGTGCTAATAGAGGTCCCCTTTATGTGTCAGCACAAACAAATGTAACAGGAGTTTATAGCGTTGCTGCTTCTATTAGTACCACATATGGAAGTGGTTATGGAACTCCTAGGATAAATGTAAGTACAAGTAATGTTACCTCTGGTACATCAATAAATAACAGCGGCACTGTTGGCATAGCATCAGGCACAACATATTATTTTACTGCTTATGGCTCAACTTCAAACAATCAAAATTATTATTACAATAGTTTAAGTATGTCTGTTTCTGGATCACCATTGGTAACACAAAATGGTGCAGCGGGTGGAGCAGGCGGCGTAGGAGAAGGTTATAATCAGTCAGCAGGAGCAGGTGCAAGTGGTAGCTCAGGATCAAATAATGCAGGATCAGGAGGAACAGGTGGATCAGGAGGTGCTTTTGGTCAAGCTGGAAATGCTGGTGGCACAGGTGATAACGGATCAGGTACAAGTGTAACCTATCCAGCTACAGCTCCAACGAATGGATCATCTGGCGCAAATGGAGGCGCTGCTGGACTAGCTGTATCAGGCATGAGCAATGTAGTTGGAGGAAGTTTAGGTGGTTCTGGCACAACAGTTGGAGGAACAGCATAATGCCATTACAATCACTAAAATTTAATGCAGGAATAAATAGGGAAATAACATCCTATTCTAATGAAGGTGGATATTATGATGGAGATAAAATAAGATTTCGTTTTGGTTATCCGGAAAAAATTGGTGGTTGGGAAAAATACAGCCCTAACCAATACTTAGGTAGTGCTAGAAGATTACATAACTGGATAGCCTTAGATAGTTCTAACTATTTAGGAATAGGAACGCATCTTAAATATTATATAGAAGAAGGCACAACTTTATCTGATATAACTCCTACAAGAAAAAACTCAACTAATAGCATAACATTTTCTGCATCTACATCAGCCAATGATACAAGTGCGGGAACAACAACAGTCACTGTCACAGATACAAGTCATGGCGCAGTTGAAAATGACTTTGTTACAATATCTGGTGCAGTTAGCTTAAATGGTAACATAACAGCAGATCTACTAAATACAGAACATCAAATTATAAATGTTATTGATGCTAATACATATACAATAGTTATTGGGGTTTTGGCTACGGGTTCAGATACTGGTAATGGTGGTTCAGGAGTTGATGGAGTATATCAGATTAATGTGGGATTAGATGCTGTTGTTGGTGGCAAAGGATGGGGAGCTGGAGCTTGGAATGGAACAACTACAGGAGCTGTT